ACAATACAGTGTCTTGAAATGGCATGAGACATTTATTGACAACGAAAGGCGGGTATTTCTTCTCCCACGTTTCATCTTCACTATCCATCAATGGTTCTTTTGTTTGGTTGATTGCGTTCAGATAGTCTTTCAACTCATACATTAAGCACGCCTTCCACTATTATAACTCCACAATCCATCATAAGCTTCTTCCAGTTTCATTTCTTCAGCTGGACGGCGGTTCATTTCCATTTGGTTTGCACCATTAAGAAGAGTCAACTCTTCTCGTAATTTACTATCTGCCAGCTCACCAATATGATATGTACGAGGCCGAGGTAGAGTAGAAAACTCATACACCAATCGCTCTGCTTTAGACCCGATTAATTCTCTTATCTTTTCACGATCTTCAGTAGTTTTGTGTTGAAATGACATTGTTCCATAAATAGAATGAAACAGCCCAGCATCACAGACATGCCTTGGAGCACCATTCCCAGCAAGAATATCGTGAACGCCGACAAGATGTTGTATCAAAGTGCCGCCACTATGAGACACTTCGCCACACCCCATTTCAATAAGATATTTAACTTTTGTAGTGATCGAGTCTTGCATTATCTACCTCATCAGTAAAACATTTAAATACGATACAGCTTCTCAATTTGAAACAGTTTTTTGATACAGGCATTGCTTGGTGCAATCTCTTTGCTGGAAAAACCATCAACCTGTTTCCAGTATACGCAATATGTTTTTCTATTTTCTTTGGGTTTTCTTTTTTGTCTTGGTCATGTTCTGTCCATATGACAGTGCCACCACCCCAATCTTTTCTCCAATCCAGCAACGGATAATATATCATAGTAAATTCACCATCATCAGTATGAGGTCTAGGTTCAACGCCATATGTATGAGCATTAAAGTAAATTCTACGAAACCTATCTACGCTATATTTTTCTTTGAAATTGTATTTATACATGAGATGATCCCACATAGGAAGTAACCACTCAAAACCATTCTCTTTAATTTGATCAGGGGTCTTTCCAGCTAGACGGTGCCAATGATAAATCTCTTGACTATTATCAGATTTGTGATAGTAGTGCCACAAAAATTCTTTGTCTGATATAATATCATTTACAAATTGTGCATCGTGTGGAGCCATAACATTATCATAAACGTGTACCCTAGATTCTTCATGCATAGAAATCTAACCTTTCATTGTTACCACCATTTGCAATAGTTTTATATGTCACACTATAACGCATATCATGACAAATTCTCGCAACTGGTTCTGCACGATGCCAGTGATACGCATCAAACAATACAACCCGATTACCTTTGTAGGTAGCGTGTTCTAAAACCTCTAACTCTTCAAGTCGGTCCACACTGTTATCAATATCAGGTTCCCAGATAGTTGTTCCACCACCCCAATGCCATTGGTTCCAGTTTAGAATAGGATAATATAATAGAGTCATATTACCCATGCTGCCATCTGTATGAATATGTGGTTCTTGGCCATGGGAATGAACATTTATGTAAGCATCACCATACTCTTCAATACCAAAATCTTTCTCTAGATTAAGCAAGTTATGAATACCGCACCATAGTTCATGAACCCACAACATACCTAATTTTTCAAGGGATTTTTGGTTTTGGCCATGATCAGTTACCCAATGGCGATTAGGGCCTTTCTGCGGTTCCCAATCGCCATATTTTAATCCCTTCGGTAACTCAAACGGATAGTAATTTATCCCTCTGCTAGCAGTGCGACCAGTAGGACTATAGCTTCTTTCTTTGACTAAATTCTCTACCTTTTTTGCGTCTCCCGCTGGAAGCACATCATCAAATATATACACACTCATTTAAATTTGCCCCTTGCCATAATCTCTGTCAAACAAGCGAGGGTATTGATTTCTTGGTCTGCGACAAAAGCTGACTTATACTGGTACTCGCCCAATATAACAACAACGTGGGGAATAGTACTGCCATCCACGCAATCGTACAAGCTATCATAAAGGCTGCGGAACAAACGTACAGGATCATTGTCAAGGTTATTAACAACCCATTTACGAACATCTGTAAACTCCTTTCTTTTCATGTGACCCATAAGTTCTTTTATGTTGTCACTTTGTATATTTACCAAGATACCAGCGTCTATATTTCCAGAAACAGAATATCTTTGCAGTTCATTTAGAACTCTACGCCAGTCTGGAAAATGTTTTTGCACCAATGCTGCAACAGCCTTGGGTTCAAAGTTAACGTTTTCCTCTTTAAGAATTTCCAAAGAATGTTTGAAAAAATCGCCAGCAAGTTCTTGTTTCTCATCCTTTGGGATAGAGAAATCATACGTTGGGCATCTTGAGATAAGTGCTGGAATGATTCTATTCACATAATTGCATGTGAGAATAAATCCACAGTTTGCACTAAACTCTTCAATGAACCCACGCAATGCAGGCTGCGTTGATTGAGGATTGAGATAATCTGCCTCATCCAGAATCAAGTATTTGCGACCACCATGCAATGACACAGTGGAAGCAAAGTTTTTGATCTTGGTTCTAAGAACATCAATACCAGACTCTTCAGAACCGTTGACCATCATATAGGTTAGGCCCAACTCATCAAGCAGTGCTTTGGCAGCTGTGGTCTTTCCAATACCCGGCCCTCCAGAAAATGTGACGTTGGGAAGTTCTCCCGCTGCCACAAATTCAAGAAGGGTTTTCTTTAGTTGTTTAGGTAATACGCACGATTGAACATCATTTGGACGGTATTTCTCCACCCATAAAAATTCTTCCATAATATATATTCCCCTTACTTACCATAATATGATTCTGGTTCAAGGGCAATAAAGTATTCAATATCCACGTTAGAGTTTTTGAAATTACTAATCTTATTCTTAGATACAGCAACCTCATAAGTTCCCGGCATCAGTTTTAGATTCTCAACTTTGAACCAAAACTTATGATCCGTTTCAACATCATCAACATAATCAACTTCCATAGCAAAGTGATTGGCTGTGTCGTTCTTCTTGTCAGTGACTCGAAGACTTCCGTTTTCCAACACCATATCTGCGGCACCAATAACAGCAGATGCCTTGGTAATGTCAGATAGTTCTTTATCCGAAAATTTGAATGACACTTCACATTCCGGCATCGTAATTTCCCGTGTAACAGTTGTCACAACAGATGGATCACTATACCAATATCTGAGAGATTTTCTAGAACCCTCATTACCCATCATTACAAAGTCATCTTGAAAATCCAAATCTGGATTTTCAAATAAAGACAAGGCTGCAAGGAATTCATTTAGATCATAAATCGCCACATCCTTCTCAAAAGTTTCAGTCACTGTAGCACGGGCAACAATGTTTTTCATAGCAGACATTGTTGTTAGCGTTGACCCTGCATTGATCAAAAGGTTCTGATTGATTGTCGAATAGTTCTTCAACACAGATACCGTATTATCACTTAATTTCATTATCTAGTTTCTCCAATTTTTTGATAAAAGTTCATTACAAGATTTTCGTTTTTTACAAGCCAATCTCGCACAGTATCAGTCGTGGCAAACACATGTTGATACCCATTACCTCGTTGAGCAGTATTCTGGGGCCAATAACCTACACTATCTTTACGGACATTTTTGAATGCCTCTTTCTGTTGTTGATATTTTTCACATCTAAGTTCGTGAGCTTTAGCCTCTTCTTCTGTATCCCACCTAATAGACCTGGCTAGGGGATGAGTAGTTTTCCAGTATACTGTTCTTACTTCTGGAATTACTTCTTCAATTTCTTCAATCATTTTCACTCTCTTCCATTTCATTAATGTATAATGCTATGATACCATAGTGTATCACTTTTAACAAGTCCCTTCGGTTCTTGCCATCCTTTTTTCCATATCGTTGTGCATATTTCATTATGTTACCGATACAGAAACCTTCACCATGACCACCGTCTATAATGAACTCTGTAGCTTGAAACTTGTTCTTACTATAGTGTTCATCATAGGTGGAGTCGATGTACTCTTTCAACTCAGCAAGAGCTTTTCCCTCATTGTATTTGTAATCAGGATTCTTTTGCTTTTTGTTCATCATATAAACTTGCCTCACGATCTGACATATATTTGCGCTTCTCTTCTTCACTGTCAATGACATTCCAGTTCATAGCGATAGAGCGCCTCTCGCCTTCACCAAAGAATGGCAACACTTGATGTTTCAACCATTGTGGGAAAATCAACATTGTTCCCTCTATAGGTTTAACGTAATCCTCTGTTTGCGGCCGAAGCTGCATAAGGTCACGCATAGAATTGACTCCCCAACACAGATGAGTCCATCCATCAACACCACCAGAGGCATTGTTGATTGTGGGAACATCAGGCGTATCCTTAATGCATTGTGGAACTGTCAACCATAGAAATCCAGACAACCCTGCCACAGTTTTTACACCATGATCATGGAAAGGATTATAGTCACCGGCATATGCGTGATTGGTCCAGCACTGCGATACTTCTGCTTTTGCATCACGGTCATAACCCTTCTTCAGATAGGTAGTGCCTAACTGATTAAAGACTGTTTCCAGCTGCTTACCAACTTCAGTATCAAAAGGAAAATTCAACTGAGCAGAACGCTCGTCTTCTTTCAGTTGACCAACTAGACCATCAGCAAAACTTTTGCTGTTTGGGATAATTTCGTTGTCAATATGCTCATTGATTTCATCAATAATTTCTTGTGGAAACTCTACTCTGAGAATATTGAAGTTTAGAATTGGACGCATAGCAATCTGCAATCCATTTGCAGATTCGCCCGTAATCTCATTATATTCGTCTGAACCTTCTGGATATGTATTACCACCAGCTGTCCGAACTTTTTTCACACCATCTTCAGTTACAAAGATTTCAAAATCTTTTTCATCTTCTGTTGGCGCATTGTCTGTATCTGCCATTGCAAATTCCTTATCATTTGGATCAATCATTTTATTATAGGTATCGACAGATAGCGGACCCTTTTTATTTTCACTCAATTGAACTCTGCCATTATCAGTGATTGCTTCAATACCAAAATCAGCAATATTCACATCTTTTTTAATTAGTTTACTTACCATCTAAGACTCCTCATAATTACTTAATAATAAAGGAAGAGGGGGGTTTTGTCAACCCCCCTTTCCAACTATTTCACCTCAATGAGTCGAGGCTTCTTTTCTTCTGGAATAATTTGCTCAAGTTCAATAGTGAGCATTCCATTTTCAAGTGAAGCACTATTGACAACGATATCGTCAGCTAGTGTAAACTTGCGGTCAAACTTGCG